AAACTTAAATTATTCTTTTAGACATAGAGAAGAGAGAATAACTTTAAGTGATTGTGAAGAGCAGTTGAGAGACTGGGCTTCTAATCTTGCTGAAAAAGAAATAGAGAGAAGACCAGAAGGTGCAAGGTTGAGACAGTTGAAAGACCTAAAAGAAAAAGCACTGGATACTGTTATGGAAGCAGGGACACCTGATAGTCTAGCAATCTCATTAGATCAAGTAAGTAAAAAAATAGGGTTAAGTTGGAACCAAGATTTGACAGCTTTACCTAATATCAAGTCGGAGTAGGTGCGACAATCTGCCCAATGGTTTTAATTAACCATTGGGCTATTATCTTTTTATTAACCAATGGAGGAAAATATGACAGACAATAACGACATAAACGACAGATCAATTAACCCATTAATCAGAATAGCTAACGCATTAGATAAGATAGTTAGCTATGTTGAAGCTGATCAAGAAGCGTCAAAAAGAATAACTGAAAAATGGGACAATGAGTTAGATAAAAGAGAAGTAGTTAAGAGTGATAAGAACTTTAACTACAATCAATTAGAATTCCCATTTAGTGAGGAAAGTAAATAATGGGAGTTGCTGTTGATTTAAAGAAAGAAGAGTTTATTGGTCAAGGCTTCTCTAAAAAAGAAGCCCGAACCAAGGCACATGAGTGGTGTCAGCAAACGAACACTTGTCGTGGGTGTAGTCAAGTCGTGCAATTAGATTGGTGGTCATGGAAGCATGGCTACTGTAAAGATTGCATAGACTAGTCAATATGTCATAACGCCACACCCTTAATTACTAGGGTGTGGCAAAGTGTCGCAGGGCATGTGTAGTGCATGTGGGCGGGTCCCACCCGAGAATATATATAACAATAGAGGTACCAGACCAAACTCAAAACTCGAACTTTTGCAAAGGGGGGAGGGGTAGATTTCTAAAATATGGTACCTAATATATGCTGTATATAGTTTGATTTACATAGAGATTCCTGCTAAATAGTTTTTGGTACCATAATTAATATTATGCTTAGTTTAGAAAAAATAAATGCAATCACAGATCCGAAAGTAAGAAGACAATTAAAATTAGATATTTTAACTAGAGTAAAAAAATCTACTCAAGAAAAATATAGAACTGATTTCTTATCTTTTGTAAAATACACTTGGCCAGAATTTATTGAAGGGTACCATCATAAAAAAATTTCAGATGCATTTAATAGAATTAGAACTGGTGAATGTAAAAGATTAATTATTAATATGCCACCTAGGCATACTAAATCAGAATTTGCTTCTTATTTTTTACCCGCTTGGATGATTGGTAACAGACCAAATTTAAAAATAATTCAAGCAACTCACACAGCAGAACTTGCAATTCGTTTTGGTAGAAAAGCTAAAACATTAATTGATTCAGAAGAGTATCAAGATTTATTTAAAACAAGACTCAGAGAAGATTCTAAAGCCGCGGGCCGTTGGGAAACGAACGGAGGTGGAGAATACTTTGCTGTTGGTGTTCAAGGTGCGGTAACCGGTAGAGGTGCTGATTTATTAATTATTGATGATCCACATTCAGAGCAAGATGTAAATTCACCTACTGCATTTGATAATGCATATGAATGGTATACATCAGGACCACGACAACGTTTACAACCAGGCGGAGCAATTGTTGTAGTTATGACAAGATGGAGTACAAAAGATTTAACAGCACAACTTGTTAACTCTGGAGCTAAAGAAGCAAAAGCGGATCAATGGGAAGTAATTGAGTTTCCTGCAATCATGCCAACAGGAAAACCCATATGGCCAGAGTATTGGAAGTTAGAAGAATTAGAAAAAGTAAAAGCATCTGCTGGTATTGGAAAATGGAATGCACAGTATATGCAAAACCCAACTGCAGAAGAAGGTGCATTGTTAAAAAGAGAATGGTGGAAAAATTGGGATAAGGATTATTTACCCCCACTACAACATGTCATTCAAAGTTATGACACAGCCTTTCTTAAAAAAGAAACAGCCGACTATAGTGCAATTACTACTTGGGGAGTTTTTCAAGAAAATGAAGGAGATCCTCAACATATAATTTTACTTGATGCAATGAAGGAACGTTTAGAGTTTCCTGATCTTAGACGTGTTGCTAAAGAACAATATGATTACTGGCAACCTGAAACAGTTTTAGTTGAAGCGAAAGCTTCTGGTTTACCACTAACATACGAACTCAGACAGATGGGGATCCCTGTTGTTAATTATACACCCTCCAAAGGAAACGACAAACACAGCCGTGTAAATAGTGTCGCCCCACTGTTTGAGTCTGGTATGGTTTGGGCACCGACCGATAAAGAATTTGCACAAGAGGTAATTGAAGAATGTGCATCATTTCCATATGGAGATCATGATGATTTAGTAGATAGTACAACACAAGCATTAATGAGATTTAGACAAGGGGGGTTGATTATTCACCCAGAAGACTATAGAGATGAAGAGCTTCCCAGAAAAAAAAGAAGTTATTATTGGTAAATGACATTTATATTTAAACACCCAAGTAAGTATAAAAAGCTTACAACAACCGTACCACCAAAATCAGGTCCTTTATCACAAGGCTTGAATGTTGAGTATAATACTGTTAAAGATGTAAAACTGGAGAAAATTAATGGCAGAAATCGACAAAGCACTTCCAAACGAAGTTAGAAAAGAAATTGAAATCGAAGGCCCTGAACAAGCGGCTGAAGAAAATATTGAATTACAAGAAGAGTTACCTAATCAAGGTGACACTGAAATTACACCTATGGAAGATGGTGGTGTAGAAATTAATTTTGAACCAGGAGCCATGAACCAGGCTCAAACTGAAAATCACTACGACAATCTAGCTGAGTTATTACCAGAGGATGTTCTAATGCCCCTTGGTTCAGAATTATTTTCCAACTATGTAGATTATAAATCTTCAAGACAAGATTGGGAACAATCTTACATAAAAGGTTTAGATCTTTTAGGATTTAAGTACGAACAAAAAACAGAACCTTTCCAAGGAGCTTCAGGTGCAACACACCCAGTCCTTGCAGAAGCAGTTACTCAATTTCAATCTTTGGCTTATAAAGAATTGCTCCCGGCTCAAGGACCTGTAAGAACTCAAACTGTTGGCGCACCAAGTCCTGAAAAAACTTCACAAGCCGAACGTGTAAAAGAATTTATGAATTATCAGTTAATGGATCAAATGCCAGAGTATGAAACTGAGTTCGATCAAATGTTATTTTATTTACCCTTATCTGGTTCTGCATTTAAAAAAGTTTACTACGATGAATTATTAGGAAGAGCGGTATCTAAGTTTGTTCCTGCAGATGATTTAATCGTTCCATTTACTGCAACATCTTTAGATGATGCGGAATCAATTATTCATAGAGTTAAAACTTCTGGAAACGATTTAAGAAAACAACAAGTAGGAGGATTTTATAGAGACATAGAACTAACTCCTGGTTATGATAATGAAACAGATTTAGATAAAAAAGAAAATGAATTAGAGGGAATTAGACAAACAGGAAAAAACAATGAAGACATCTTCACATTACTTGAATGTCATGTTAACCTAGACATCGAAGGTTTTGAAGATCGAGGACCCGATGGGGAAATGACTGGTATTAAATTACCTTATATTGTAACGATCGAAGAAAACTCTAGAGAAATATTATCGATTAGAAGAAACTATGAAATAGGAGATCCATTAAGAAAAAAGATTTCTTATTTTGTACATTTTAAATTTTTACCTGGATTAGGTTTCTATGGTTTTGGTTTAATTCACATGATTGGTGGGTTATCTAGAACTGCAACATCAGCACTAAGATCATTATTGGATGCTGGTACATTATCAAATTTACCTGCTGGATTTAAGCAAAGAGGAATTAGAATTAGAGATGATGCACAATCAATACAACCTGGTGAATTCAGGGATGTAGATGCTCCTGGTGGAAACATAAGAGATGCTTTTATGACACTTCCATTTAAAGAGCCGAGTGCAACACTTCTTCAACTCATGGGCGTCGTTGTACAGGCTGGTCAGCGTTTTGCATCTATAGCTGACATGCAAGTAGGTGAGGGTAATCAACAAGCTGCAGTGGGAACGACAGTTGCCTTGTTGGAACGTGGTAGCAGAACAATGTCTGCAATTCACAAAAGACTATATGTTGGTCTTAAAAGTGAATTTAAATTATTATCACGTGTATTTAAATTATATTTACCAGAAGAATATCCATATGATGTAGTAGGGGGTCAAAGAATGATTAAGCAAGCAGACTTTGATGATAAGGTTGATATCTTACCTGTTGCTGATCCTAATATTTTTTCTCAAACTCAAAGAATATCTTTAGCTCAAACTGAATTACAATTAGCTCAATCAAATCCACAAATTCATAATCTATATGCAGCATATAGAAATATGTATGAAGCATTAGGTGTAAAAAATATTGACTTAGTTTTAAAGAAACCACCTCAACCGGCTCCTAAAGATCCATCTTTAGAACACATTGATTCATTAAGTGGTGTTCCATTTCAAGCATTTAAAGGACAAGACCATAGAGCTCATATGACAGCCCACCTAAATTTTATGGCAACTAATATTGCAAAAAATAATCCTGCGATTAATGCAGCATTACAAAAAAATATCTTTGAACACATTTCATTAATGGCTTTAGAACAAGTTGAAATGGAATTCTCACAAGAGATACAACAACTACAAGCTATGCAACAAAATCCACAAGCAATGCAAAACCCACAAATGCAACAAATGGTTATGCAATTGAATATGAAAATAGAATCTAGAAAAGCTGTATTGATTGCAGAGATGATGGATGAGTTTTTACAAGAAGAAAAGAAACTTAATGGTGATTATGGTAATGATCCTATTGCAAAACTAAAAGCTAGAGAACTTGATATAAGAGCACAAGAGAATGCTAGAAAAGGTGAAGTCGATGATGAGAGAATTAACGTTGATAAGATGAAAGCGATGATGAATCAAATGACCGATCAACAAAAATTAGACCAAAACGAAGAGTTAGCTAACTTAAGAGCTGATACATCTATTGAAAAAACTGTTTTACAACACGCTTTAAAACAACAAGAAAACAATTAATGTCAAAAACAGAGAAAAAAATCGCAAAAGTTATGCGAGAATTTAAAAAAGGTAAATTACCTATTGGAAAATCTAAAAAACGTGTTAAAAATAAGAAACAAGCAATAGCAATTGCTCTTTCTGAAGCAGGTAAGAGTAAACCTAGGAGAAAAAATGAAAAAAAATAAAAAAATGACTTCTGCAAAAACAGAAATTGGTTACCCAAAAGGCGGAAAAGAAATTCAAACGCCAAAAGCAGGTGAATTAATGACTGATAAAGTAAAAGGTCAAAAAAGAATGTTAGCAGAAAAGAAAAGTACAGCTACTTGGTACTAATATGTGGTTTTCGGCAATTAAATTAGCCGCACAAGCTGGCTCACATATTTTTAAGAACCGTCAAAAAACAAAAATGTTAATGGCGGATGCACAAATGCGTCATGCTGAAAAAATGGCTCGAGGTGAGGAAGCTTATCAGGGTAAATTATTAGAATCTAGAAATTCAGACTGGAAAGACGAATTTATTTTACTTTTATTGTCGGCTCCAATAGTATTACTTGCGTGGGCAGTATTTTCGGAAGACCCAAGTGCGATGGATAAAATGAAATTGTTTTTTGAATATTTTTCACAACTTCCATTTTGGTACCAAACAATTTTTGTAGGTGTTATTGCTTCGGTTTACGGATTAAAGGCAACAGATTTAATAAAAAGAAAATAAGGAGAAAAAAATGAAACCAAAAAAGAAAATACCAGCAGGTAAAAAAGGTAAAGGCATAAGAGCTTTAAAAAAGAAAGCTCCTAAAGTTGCTAAAAGAATGGGTTACAAAAAAGGAATGAGAGCTTGTGGTTAAAAAATTAACACCTTCTGAAAAATATAAACAACTAAAAAAACATACTGAAAATGCAGGTATGAAAGTTACAGAAAAAGATGGTAAAATAGTTGTTAAAAGAAAAAAGGATAAAAAGTAATGTCTATTAGAGATAAATTTAAAAAATTAGGATTACAAAAAGGTAGTAGAAGAGATTTTGTTAAACTAGCTAATAGAGAAGGTTTGACGGATAAAACAGAACCTAGAAAAAAATTAAAAAATAATAGATTCACTAAAGCTTTTGCAAAAGCAAGTTCACTTGATTTAGAGGGTCCTAAAAAAACTAGTGTGTTTAGAAAAATATATGGTATGAAAAAATATACTCCCCTTGGAATTATTGCTTCATCTTTATTTGATGCTAAACCTGCGAATGCAGATGAGATTGATATGACGGCAGAAGACTTTAGAGAGTTTAGAAAAAACAATATGAAAAAAGGTGGACTTGTTAAAAAGGGTAAACCAAAAAAAGCAAAAAGAGGTTGGAAATAATGGCTAAACTTTGTGCAAAAGGAAAAGCTGCGGCTAAAAGAAAATTTAAAGTATATCCATCAGCATATGCTAATATGTATGGATCTGCAGTTTGCTCTGGTAAAATAAAACCAGGCGGCAAAAAGAAAAAAACTAAAAAGAAAAAATAATGGCTGAAGGTGGTCTAAGAAAATGGGTCAAAGAGAAATGGGTAGACATAGGAGCACCGAAGAAGAACGGGAAGTATCAACCTTGCGGGAGAAGCAAAGGCTCGAAAAGGAAGTATCCAAAATGCGTCCCACTTGCAAAAGCCACACGGATGACAAAGTCGCAAAAGGCGAGTGCTGTTGCCAGAAAACGTGCCGCCCAGAACACTGGCCCTAAGCCAAAAAATGTTAAAACAATAGTAAAGAAAAAATAATGGCAAAAACAGCAGCTTGGCAACGTAAAGAAGGTAAATCTAAATCAGGAGGTTTAAATGCTAAAGGTGTTGCATCTTATAGAAAAGCTAACCCTGGTTCAAAATTAAAAACAGCAGTAACTACTAAACCATCTAAATTAAAAGCTGGATCTAAAGCTGCTAAAAGAAGAAAAAGTTTTTGCGCTCGTATGACGGGCATGAAAAAACGACTAACATCTGCTAAAACGGCTAGGGATCCCAATAGTAGAATTAATAAATCCCTAAGAAAGTGGAACTGCTAATGGCAAAAGAACAATTGACCTTTGAAGGTTTTTTGAGTAAATTCAGAAAGAACTTAAGAACTTCTTATCAGCAAATAGGTGATACCATGGTTGCTGGTGGAGTCAAAGATATGGAGAATTATAAATATCTTTTAGGACAAGCACATGCGTATCAATTAATCGATCAGGAGATTTCAGACCTGCTAAATCCAAAGGAGGATAAAAAATATGAAACTGAGAGACCAGAAAACGTCGTCGACTTCGGAAAGCCCCAAGATTAAATTAGCGCTTGAAGAAAAATACGAAGCAGAAAATAAAAAAGCTGATGAAGCTGTAGATAAACACAATTCAATAAAAGATAAGTCAACTGATAAACTTCCGAAACCAACTGGTTGGAGAATGATTGTATTACCTTTTAAAGCGAAAGCTAAAACTAAAGGTGGTATTTATTTAGCTGATGAATCTATTGAGCGATCACAAGTTGCATCGACTTGTGGTTTAGTATTGTCCATGGGACCTCATTGTTATGACAAGGAAAAATTTCCTGAAGGTCCGTGGTGCAAGAAGGGGGATTGGGTGATCTTTGCACGTTATGCAGGATCTAGAATTCAAATAGATGGCGGGGAGGTTAGACTTCTAAATGATGATGAAGTATTAGCCACAGTGGAAAACCCCGAAGATATTTTCCACCAATTTTAACATAGGAGCATACTATGCAAGAAGAAGCTAAAACAGTTGACATAGATACATCTGGTCCAGGAGCCGAGGTTGAATTACCGGAGGAACAAACACCTGAATCAAACATAGAGGTATTAAATGACACAACTGATAAAGACAGTACTGAGTCCAATGACTCAACTACGCAATCTGATGAGCAGTCTACTGTTCAAGCAGATGAAACCACGGACCAAGGATCAGAAGAAAAGAAAGCTGACGAAGAAAAGAAAAAAGAAATAGAAGATTACTCTGAAGGAGTAAAAAGAAGAATAGCGAAGTTAACTAGAAAAATGCGTGAAGCAGAAAGACGTGAAGAAGCGGCTTTGCAATACGCAAAAAAAGTTCAAACGGAACAAGATCTTCTTAAATCTAAATATTCTAAATTAGATACAGGTTATGTAACTGAGATGGAAAGTAGGATTAAGTCTTCTATAGAATCTGCAGCTAGTAAACTAGCTAAGGCAAGAGAAGATGGCGATTTAAAAGCAGAAGTAGCGGCTCAAACTGAGATATCAAAACTTGGTTATGAAGAAGCAAGACTTATGGAGTTAAAAGCCAGACCTGAACCAAAAGCACAAGAAACTGAGGTAAAACAACCTCAAATTCAACCTGCTCAAACTCAGGAACAACCGATCAATCCAGATCCAAAAGCTCAAACTTGGGCTAGTAAAAACACCTGGTTTGGTCAAGATGAGGCTATGACTTATACCGCATTCAGCTTGCATAAAAAGCTTGTTGAAGAGGAAGGTTATGACCCACAATCGGACGAGTATTATTCTGAAATTGATAGCAGAATAAAGCTTGAATTCCCGCATAAATTTGGTAGTGTAAATACAAATACGACAAGTAAACCTACTCAGGTTGTCGCTTCGGCGAACAGAAGTAGTAAACCTGGTCGCAAAACTGTAAGACTCACGCCGTCACAGGTAGCAATTGCTAATAAATTAGGTGTGCCACTTGAAGATTATGCTAAACAATTAAAACTAATCACGAAGGAGTAAATGCATATGAGTAACGAAAACGAAAACAATAGAACTTCTCGTGCGAGTCAGACTAGAGAAAAAGAAGCTCGAAAAAAAGTCTGGACTCCACCGTCATCTTTAGATGCACCCCCGGCCCCTAATGGGTTTCGACATAGATGGGTAAGAATAGAATCTATGGGTTTCCAAGACACTAAAAATGTCGCTGGAAGATTAAGATCAGGATACGAACTTGTTCGTTCTGATGAATACCCAGATTCCGATTTCCCAGTCATTGGAGAAGGTAAATACGCGGGAGTGATCGGAGTTGGTGGCCTTGTGCTGACAAGGGTACCGGAAGAGATTGCAGAATCTAGAGCTCAATATTACTCAGATCAGGGTAAAGAGCAGGATCAAGCAGTTGAAAACGATCTTATGAAGGAACAGCACCCAAGTATGCCGATCAATGTTGATCGACAGACACGTGTAACTTTTGGTGGTACTAAGAAATAGTTTAATAACAATTTCTAACCATTGAAAATAATATAAACTAATAGGAGTAAAAACTATGGCAAACAAAGACGCAGCCTTCGGTTTAAAACCAATAGGCAAAGTGGGTCAGAACGCTGATAACGGCGGTTTAAGTGAATACTCTATCGCTAATAACGATAGCACAGCTATCTATTTCCAAGATGTAGTTAAAGTAACTGCTGCTGGAACTGTAGATGTAGCTGCTGCTGCCGCTACTAATTTAGCGGGTTCACTGAACGGTGTTTTCTACACTGATCCATCAACACAAAAGCCAACATGGGCAAATCATTATGCAGGTAGCATTGCTGCTGCTGACACGGTTGCTTTTGTGGCTGACGATCCTTATGAAAGGTTCGAAATTCAATGTAACTCTACACTAAACCAAGCTGATGTATTTGCAAATGCAAACATCACTTACTTAGCTGGTAATAGTGCTAATTTTGTTTCTAAGTCAGAACTTAATAAAGCGACATTGGACACAACTAACAATCTAATGTTGAAAATCGTAGGTATTAGTAAAGACCCAGAAAACAATGACACTGCAAGTGCCAATGTTAATGCTGTGGTTCAAATTAATACACACTACGCTAAATCAACAACAGGCGTATTATAAGGAGTATAAAATATGGCTATATCACGATCACAACTAGTTAAAGAACTAGAGCCAGGATTGAATGCTTTATTCGGCCTGGAATACAAACAATACGAAAACCAACACGAAGCAATCTACACTAAAGAAACTTCAGACAGAGCGTTTGAAGAAGAAGTGATGTTGTCTGGTTTCGCTCAAGCACAAGTTAAACCTGAGGGTTCTGGTGTTACTTTTGACAATGCTCAAGAGACTTTCACTGCAAGATACACTCACGAAACTGTAGCTTTAGCATTTTCAATTACTGAAGAAGCAATTGAAGATAACCTATACGACAGACTTTCGTCTAGATATACTAAAGCGTTGGCTAGAAGTATGGCACAAACAAAACAAGTTAAAGCTGTTAATCCTTTAATTCAAGGATTACCAACTACTGATGGTTTCGATTCAGGAGACGGTGTTTCTTTATTTAACACTGCTCACCCGACAATCGCTGGTAGTTACAAAAACACTTTAACTACTCAAGCTGACTTAAACGAAACTTCTCTTGAACAGTCTTTAATCGACATTGCTGCGATGACTGATGAGAGAGGTCTTAAGATCGCTGCTAAAGGAATGAAAATGATTATTCCTTCTGAACTTCAGTTCACTGCAGAGAGATTAATGAAGTCTGCTCAAAGAGTTGGAACTGCTGATAATGATATCAATGCAATTAGTTCTATGGGAATGATTCCACAAGGTTATGTGGTTAACAACTTCCTAACAGATACTGATGCGTTCTACATTGTTACAGACGTGCCAAATGGTATGAAGTACTTCGAAAGATCTCCTATCTCTACTAAGATGGAAGGTGATTTCGATACTGGTAACATGAGATACAAAGCTAGAGAAAGATACTCATTTGGTGTATCAGACCCTAGAGGTATCTTCGGTGTTGAAGGTGCTTAATACTTAACAGTATTAATTATTTTAAGGGGCCTCTTGATGAGGCCCCTTTTTTTTGATAGAAAGACAAACTTATGAAATACAAATACTTAATAAAAATCTATACTAAATACCTTCAAACTAAATTTGAAATAGAAAGTGAAAAAGAGATAAATGACGCCGATGAGCTAAATAAACCTATTATTGACTTTCTAGGAAAATCTGATATACAGTGGGAAAAAAATGATTTGCAGTACAGTAGTACTTCAAATGGTTTTTACATAACCTATGAGGAGGTTCAAAATGGCTC